TCATAAGTTGCGGCGTGGATAGTCCACTCATAAGTGATTGGGTGTTGCCATTTGTTTTTGGCTGTTTGTAGCCAGCTGGTGGGGTCTGCCATAAGGATGGAAACCAAGCTGATTACCTCTGGCCAGGGAACCTCATTCCCTAGCGCTCCCAGACCCAAGCCAAATCTGGCTCTAAAGTCATAGGTGAAAGCGTGTTTATAGTCCTCTAGGATTTGGAGGACTTCAAGGATTCCCCCACGGGTGCACCCTGTGTCCAGCCTTTCATTGCCTCTGTAAATTCAGAGAGGCTCATGCTGTCAATGACATCCAAACTTTTTTCATCCAGAATTGATTCAAGCATGAACCACATCTGGTCATCAGGGTCAAGTTTCCTGGCTTTACGAATCACACCCACGGGCAGATTGCTAAAGCTTGGCAAAGTTATTTTGCTTTTGTTGTGCTCTATTTCGTATGACATAAATGCGGCCTCTCTTAGGTTACGGCTGAGGGTGGGATTTTTAGGCCCCACCCTGTAAGTGTAGCCCTGAGCCGCCGCCGCATGAAAGCGGCCCAGGGGTTCTTTTTCTTAAGCCTCTAGCTGGCTAAAGAACTTCTTGAATGTGGTTGCACCAGCATCCGCATAAGCGGTCACTGTTACCTGGTAGCCCACTGCCTCGCCTGAGGCTAGGGTGCGTGTTCCAACTGCGGTGATTTCACCAGCTGGGATGTAGATGCGCTCAATGATAGCGCCGTCAATTACATCAATCACGAATGACTGACGGCCACCTGTGGCGGTAGGGTCTCCAGTCAGAACACCTGCGGTAATGGTTGATCCGTAGTAAAGCTCTAGAACAGCTTCACTGGTTTCAATGAAAGTCAGTTCGATTGTGTAGGTTCCCTCAGAGGTAACCTCACGCACTAATGAACCGTTCTGCCAAGCTCTAATCTGGTTGGTTGTGCGGTCAATGTTCTCAGCAATACCATCAGCTGAGACATAACCAAGGTCAATGAAAGCCGCATCAAGTGCGGTTCCTGAATCGGTTGGTGCGGTGGAGCCAGTTGGTGCGACATAAACAGCGCCGGAAACGGCCACCCTTACATTGTCTGAATCAAGTGCCATGATTTATTCCTTACTAGTTTGAGAGGTTTGACCCTCTATGGTTTACGGTGAAGCGCAAAAATCTCCGCTCTCCCCTAAGATCTGTTACATCCTGAACTGAGGACTGAACAGAGGTTGCCACAATGGGATTTCCATCTGGCAAATCGTCAAAGATTGCCTGGGTCAGCAAGGCCAAAGCCTCTGCCTCTCCATAGCTTTCCTCATAAATTGTCACACCAATAACAGATTGCATCAGTGTCTTGCTTGGCTGGTTGCCACCATCACGCCTCAGAATGACCTGTGCGGGGGTTTCATCTGCCCTGATGGCAACTCGCACATCAGAGCGTGTCTGAGCCGTTAGAGCGGCGTTTAGCCTTGACACCAAATGTGCCATGATGTCTGTAAAAATTACGGCATCCGCCATTAGGTCCTCTTTTTCGGTTTGCGTGTTTTGACTTGGGTGCCTCTATCGCCACCTGCTAGGTCTAAAGCCCTAGACAAATCGCCTGTGTTTGCTTCGTCATAGTCAGAGCCGTTTATCACTTTGGCCCTAGCTCTGTTTCCGCCAGCACTAACCTCAAGCTGGGAGCCTGGCACAGCGGCCTTGACTCTTTCCATCCTGCCACTAAGCATGTTTTGGATTGCGCTAGACCTAAGTAGGTCACGCATACCAGACCTGTTTAGGGTTACACTGCCGCCGCCTAGGATTTTGCTAGCCATTGATTTCCTTTTGTAAGTCAATAACTGTGCCAGGGGTCCAGTAACCCAGACCATTGACCCAGTTGAAAGATTCGCCATCTAGGATGTAGCGCTCACCTAGGTAAATAAATACATCACTGTTATTGATCTCAACACCAGCATCTAGGTAAACGGTTAGCCCAGAGGTTATTGTGATTTCTGCGGCACCTACTGTTTTGGAACCAGTGCGGGCGGCTACTTTTGCGTTGAGCTCAACCTCAGTGGTTGTGAAAGTTGGTTCACCGTACTGGTCAACCCCTGCCAAACTTTGTATCACTTGGGTAAGTAATTGCATAATTTCCATTTCCCATTGTTGATGTTGATTTGAATGTCAGGCCACGGTAAGAATCCGCAACCTTGGCCTCTACTGGGGACATCATTACCTGACCCCCTACGGCCCAAGCCGCATAGCTCTGAGAGAATGGTCCAACGGTTTGTTGTTGCACACCAGAGGCGGCATCAGGGTTGATTGAAAGTGTTCTGGCTACCATGCCAGCGACTACGGCCACAACATCATTTGGGATGGTGGCAGATCCGTGCTCATAAGTAACTGTCACAGGGGTGTAAGAGCCTAGGTCATAAATACTCTGGTGGCCGTCAAAGGTGAAATCAATTATGTTGCCGTCAAGGTTCTTGACCTCGCTGACGGTTATGACGGGCCTTTGGACTAAGCGCACAACGCCATCCTTAGGGAATAACCTAACCACGCTTTCGCCCTGCTCAAACTTTTGGACAGCCCGCTGAATAAAAAGAGCTGAGGCATCTGTCAGGTAAGCGGTGGCCTTGGAGCTTTCGGCGGTTGTGAGAGTGCGCCCCAGGCGAGCCTCAACATCAGTGATTGTAGCCAGTGCCATTTGGGCCTCTCTAAAAATTGTTTTGGGGTATGGCTAAGGGGCCAGAGCGAACTCCAGCCCCTCAGCGGTTAGCCTTATTTAGGCAGAGACATACTTGATAACAGCGGCAGACTTGATGACCTTTGCACCGTAAACATTCAAGCCTCTAACAATGTCAGAGAACTTGGTCTGACTGCGTAGAGCCTCAAGTGACTGAATCTGGTTTACAAATGCCACAGTGTCACCGTGGTATCCGACTGCCGAAACATCAGTTCCCAATAGTGGGGATTCTAGAATGGTCATTCCGAATAGTCGGGTAATCATTCCGTTGCGTAGTTCCTCGCTTGAACCAGCAGAGGAAACATCAGTCAGTCCCTGGATTAGCAAGTCAGCAAAGTCAGGGGTGACAACACAGAATCGGTTGTCACTTGGGACCTTGGCGGCTGTCATTGCGGTTCTGATTGAACGGATTGCGGTCTTGGCTTCATCAGCTGTGTCAACCACAACTTCACCAGCGTTGCCGTCAGTTGCACCAGCAATCATCTGAGCTAGTAGGTATGTTTCAGCATCCTCAGCTAGGGCCTTACCAGCGGCATCAGTCCAAGCGTTGAAAGTTCCAGCGGCTTGCACTTTGTCAATGTCATCAACAAAAACAGAAAAAGCTTTTTCCTGGTTTAGTAGCAAGTTGACCTCAGTGTCAGCCAATGCCTCAGCTGTAATTGAACGGCTGGCGGCGGCATAGTCAACAATGGTTGGTGTCGTTGCGTTGATGATGTGGACCTGGTTGCCTCTTGAGGCATCACCCTGATAAAGGGTGTTCAGGGTTGGGATTACAACTTGGCTGGAAATGAAACTCTGTGTTACGCCAGCACTCCAGATTTCTGGTATGAATTGGTCAATAGCCATTTGATTTCTCTTTTCTTTATAGTTTGCCCATCAGAGAATCAAGGCGGCCATCTTTTGTGGCTGCCATAATCTCTGCGGGGGACATGCTCTTGAGTTCGTCTCTACTTCTAATTTGAGACTTACTAGGATTTTTACCACGGGCACCTTGCCCAAGGTCTGGGATAGTCTGCTCAGCTTTTGTGCTGTGCGCTTCAACCCATGACTGAATTGCCTCTGAATCAATGTTGCCATCACCCTGAATGAATGAGGACTTGTCAAAGTCAAGTAATGAACTGCCATCAAGTGATCGGCCACCTAGCAAGCTCTTGAACTCAGCGTCAACCAGTTTCACAGCAAACTCTTTTCTGACGGCTTGGGAGGTTTCCTCACGGGTCTGCTCAATAAGTTTTTCAGTGTCAGTCAGTTGTGATTTTCTAATTTCGTCTAGCTCTTTAACCGCTTGGCCATTTGACTTGGCTTGCTGTTCATTCTTTCGGCTCAGAGATTTCCATTTGTCAACCTCTGCCTTTAGGGCGTCCGTTTCGGACATTTCTGAGGTTTCATTTTCAGCGGTCTCCACCACTGCCTCTGGTTCCTCAGTTGTTTCTAGGGTTTCGGTCTGATTTGATTCAGCCATGTGTCTCTCCATTTCGGATTGGTTATTGCGCTCATTGCGAGCTAATCAGCTTGGGAGCTGAAATCTAAAGTTCACCTGGTCCAGTAAAACTCTGGTCTCTCCAGCTGAGGGTGGGGCCGTATTCACCATGATTTCTGGTGACAACAATTTCTGTGTAGTCTGCGAGCCTTTGGCCGCCGCCTGGTGTGTTGATAATTTTGCCCAAGCCGGCATCCCTAGCCCCAAAATCTGGGTCAACCCTAAGTTGCTGTTCAATGCTGTCATAAGTCGAATCTAACTTCACTTGATCTAGAACTTGCCCAGGGTCTTGGTTTGCAAAGACAGGCATTTCCCCACAATCGCAACCTGGGTGGATTGGCATTAGCTCACCTCTGGTGTAGCGCTGGGTTGAGGCTATCGTGCACAGGGCACAATTCTCATTGCCAGTTAGAGTTCTGACATAATAAGTGATACCACTATTTCTGTCTCTAGCCTGTGAGCCAGCGGCCCGCCTAGCCAGTTGCATGTCAGTGGAGGCTATTGAACCGATACGCCTAGCACCCTCTGAAATTGCTTTGGTCATGTCACCGCCGTTTGACAGGGCGGTATAAAGGGACACAAAGGGTCTGCGGTAAACCTCGCCCGTATCAGCCCCATTTCTTAGGGCTGATGTGGTCAGGGTCTTTGCCGTTATCGGGAACGCCTCAAAGCTCTCACGGCTTACTTTTGCCATTTCGCTATAAAAGGCAACCTGTAATCTGGCGGCCTGTATTTTTGCCCCAGTCATAATTGGATCAAGCACATCAACAAAATCCGCATAGTCTGAATCACGCCACGATCCAAGGCTGGTGAAAATTGCTGATGCCCTGTCTCCAGCGCCCCTGACCAGTTTTGAACTCAGGCTGTTGTAGCCGTCAAGTAACTGCCTTTGGGTTGCCATTATGCGCTAGGTGTCTGTGGCGTACCCAATAGAGCCTCGGTCAGAATTGCCTCTCCAGCTCTTTCAACTTCCATTTCAGCAATTTCAGCTGGGCTGAACTGACCAATTAGAGTCATTCGGGAATTGAAAGGAATGTCCTGGAACTTGCTGTTAGCATCTGCCCGCTCGGACAGGCTATAGCGCTCAGGGGTTTGCCAGATTGGTTCTAGGTCTAACAACTCAGAGCGCACATCATCACCTGTGTATTTGAACATTAGGGACATTACCTTTGACCAGCCAACGGTTGCCCTAGCAATGCGGTCCTCGGTCTTGAAAACCAAACCCTCACGGGAAAGTGCCGCACCCTCAGCGCTCTGGTTTGCACCCTCTGAGTTGAGGTAGTGCATAGGGGTTCTGGTCACTGCGGCAAAGTCTTGGATGTCTGCCCTGACTGCGGCAAGAATGTCATTGGTGTCTGTCTGTCCTAGTTCGCCAATGGAGGCATCCTCTGGGAGCATCCACATAGCGCCTGGGGCAGATTCAAACAAACCGTTGT